CCGCAGCCTTGGGCGGCGTGCCTTCCAGCTTCATCGGCTCGACCTTGTCGGTCTGCGCGACCGTCATGGTGATGGCGCGCTTGGCCTCCTCGCTCTGGCCCTTCTCGACAGCCGTGGCGTACTCGTCCTCGGTCAGCCAGCGCATGGGCTTGAAGAACAGCTTGGGGCTCTCCGATTTCGTGTCGAACTTCATGCGCGTGACCACCGTCTCCGGGGACACGCTCTGCGCAGCCAGGAACCGGGCGTAGGCTTGCAGCGGCATGTTGCCGTTCTCTTCCTTGCCGAAGATGCTGGTGGCAGGCAGTTGAAGCTGCATGACATCGCCCTCGACATCGTTGGCGAGCACCACAGCCAGACGCTGGCTGAAGCGGCAGGCACGTGAGTCGCCTTGGCCCGAGCCTTTGGCGTTCTGAGGGCAGTCCGCGCAGCGCGCCGCCTGCGGGTTGGCTGCGCTCGCATCGGGCTTCTCACCATCCGCAGACCAGCAGTCCGGGGCAGCAGGCGCGTCGGGGTCGTACTGCTTGAGGTAGAACGTGCGCCCGATCTTGGTCGCGGCGTTGACCACCACGACATCGAGGAAGCGCTCCTCGATGGACGCCACCTCCTTGCCGTCGCTCAGCAGGCGGAACACGCCGCCCTTGATGGAGATGCGCTTGCCGCTGGCACCAGCGCCCCCGGTGAGGGACTTGGCGAGCGCGGAGAGTTCGCCCTTCTTGACGAACGCGGGGACGGCAGAGCCGGAGAAAAGTGCTACGTTGCTCATGGGTATGAGGCTCCTTACTTGGTTGGCTTCCTGACGGAAATGTCGAAGTCCGTGTCCGAATTCAGACCCGGGGGGATGAGGGAGGGGTTGTCCTCCAGAAACGTCTTGATGTTGGTCTGCGCGATACGCTTCTCCAACAGGTCAACGGCGTCGTGCTCGATGACGAACTTCTTGAACGAATCCCAGTCGTTGGTGTAGTACCGCGTCTTCTCCATAAGAGAGACCGTACCGAAGTCCGTCTTCATCGACTTGGTTCCCAAGGCCCGCATGCGGTCCTTGATCTCGTTCTTCACTTCTTGCTGCTGCGCCTTGATCTGCTCGATCTGGGCGTCGAGGTCTTGGACCGCAGAGCGCATCTTCATGTAGATGCGCACGAGGCGGTCAACGGGCATTTCGGTTTCCATGCTGCTCCTTTGTTGTCTAGGGTTTGACATCATACAGGCTTCTTCTTGGCTTGCAACCCCCCTTCTTTGATTTCGGCGTTGAAGAGATCGACCAGCAGGCGGGCGTCGTCCACCTTGCCTGCCAGCGCGGCGAACATGCGCTTCTCCACGGGCGAGCCCTCGATGTGGATCACGGTGACCTTGTCGGCGGTCTGCCCCTTGCGGTCGGCTCGGGCCACCGCTTGGGTGTACTGCTCGACGCTCATCAAGGGCCCGTAGAAGATCACCGTGTCAGCGGCGGTCAGCGTGATCCCATGCGCCGCAGCCGCAGGCTGCATGACCAGCACCCTCGGCTCGGGCTGCGTCTGGAAGCGCCGGATGATGTCGCCACGCCGGGTGGCAGTGATGCCGCCGTGGATCTCTTCGCAGGCCACGCCGCTCTTGTTCAAGAACGCGCGGATGCTTTCGATGGTGGCGCGAAAGAGCGCGAAGACCAGCACCTTGCGCTCCGTCTGTTCCAGGGCTTCCAGCAAGACGTTCAGGCGTGGCGTGGAGTCGAACTCCACCACCTCCTTGTTGTCCGTGTAGGCCACGCCACAACTGATCTGGAGCAGCTTGTTGAGCGCTGCTGCCGCATTAACCGCCGTGATCGTTTCGCCCGCTGCCTGCACCAGCATCTGGGTCTTCAGCAGGTTGTAGTACTTGGCCTGCTGCGGCGTGAGCGGCACCTCACGCGTCGTGGTCAGCACGGGCGGCAGATCGAGGCACTGCGCCTTGGTGTAGCGGATGGCAGGCTGGAGCGCCTGGAATACCCGGGCAGCAGCGGTGGGCTTCGCGGCCCACTTGAACATGGTGATCTTGTTCATCACTTCGTCGCGCCACGCCGTGAAGAACTTCGGCACCCCGCTGGGGTTGACCAACCTCGCCAGCCCGTACGCGTCGAGCGGCGACTGCGCAGCAGGAGTACCCGTCATCATCCACAGGTACGTATCAGGGGTCAGTACTGCTTGCAGTGCTTTCCATCTACGTGTTTGTGGGTTCTTGTAAGCGTTCGCTTCGTCAACAATTACCAGATCAAAACGACCATCATTTTTGATCTCTTTGCCAATCAGGTCAAGCCCCTCGTAATTGGAGATGACGATCTCGTAGTTCTGCTGGACGATCTCGATGCGCCGCGCAGCCTGCGCATGGTGGCAGACCACCGCGCTCCTGTGGATGACGGAGTTGCTGATGTCCTGCATCCAGGCGCTGTGCATGATCGACAGCGGGCACAGCACGAGCACGCGGCGCACCTCGCCGCGCAGCATCAGGTAGTCCGCCGCCCACAGGGCGCTCATGGTCTTGCCCGTCCCGGGCTCGGAGAGCACGAAGGCGCGCCGGTTGAGCGTCAGGAAGGACGCTGTCTCCATCTGGTGCGCCATCGGCTTGTATCGCCCAGGCCAGTCATAGCGCCCGTAGATGGGGGACGGGACGTTCTTCACGCCCAGATTGCGCAGGACACGAGCCTCGTCTATTCCCCACCAGACTGCTACCTGATAGCCGCCAGGAATAGGCAGCGCCTTGCTCTTCGGGATCAGGCTGTATCGGCTTGGGTTGCGTGTAGTAAATACCAGTAGCTTGTTGTCAATGATTTCCATGCTTCATCCTAGTCACTTCATTGAGTGATCTTTGTTTCGCTTGAACGTGCGATTCTTGCTGGCCGGAACCACGCTCAGATTCCCCGGCGCGGTCTTGCCGCCTTTGCTCAGCGGCTGCTGGTGGTGTACGTCCATGCCGTCGCCCTTCTTCACGCGTCCTTCCCGCTCCAACATGCGCCGCGCTTTGTTGCGCTCGGCTCGGGCCTTCTTGGCTTTGTCCGTCTGGTCGTACGCGGGATACGTGTCACGGTCGCGCATGTCTTTGTAGGGCATGATGACTGTTCCTATTTAGAATTGAACTCACAGGACTTCACAGGGCACCAGCCGCACAGCGGCGACTGCTTGGGGTTCCACACCCCGTACTCATGCGCTGCCTCCAGCTTGGCTACGCGCTCCTTGTACTGCCACCACGCCGCCTCTGCATCGTCGCGAGACAGGGCGTGCTTCGCCATGCTGCCCTTGACGATGAACATCAGCGCCGAACTGACGCGCCGGATGTGGGGGAAGTGCGCGAACACCATCAGCCCCATCAGCAGAAGCTGATCCGTGTCGGGGTACTTGTCGTTGCCCGTCTTCCAATCCACCACCCGGGCGCTCAGGTTGTCGTCGTCCACGACCAGCAAGTCCGCGATGCCGCGCACCCAGCGCTCGTCAGAGTCGAAGGCGCAGGGGCGCAAGTCCTTGGTCACACCCATCTCGTACTCAAAGAGCTTCCTCCCAGGCTTCGCCAGGATGGCGTCCACCACCGGCCTGAATTGCGCGAAGGCGGCGGGCAGAGGCGTCCCGTCCTTCCCGTAAAGCTCGATGGCCTTGTGGACATCCTTGCCGTACAGCGTCTGCGGCGTGTCCCGGAAGGGAAACTTCTTGAGTACTTTGACTTCGTGGTAGCGACGAGCGCAGCCCTCGAAATCCTTGAGTGCGGAGTGTGACCAAGTGACGTTCATAGCTTCGCAGTATTGACTACCTCAGTGAGACGATTGGCGAACCGCGTAACGAAGCGCTCGTTGTTCCACAGGCTGTGGCCCATGTCCTTGAGGATGGCGTGAGTGACCTCGTGCCAGAACGTGTCGGCAAGCTCTTCTTGCTTGAAGCTGCGGTCGTTGATGCCGCTGTGCGTGGCAATGGAGATGCGCCGCGTCGTGTACACGATCTCGCCCATCGTGCCCTTGGGCTGCGTATAACGAATGAGGTCAACGGTGTAGCGCTTGTTGCTGATCTTGAACTCTTTGGGAATGTGCATTTGCTTCTCCTTCCTGCATGATATACAGCACGTGCTGCAACAGACGGCCTTCAGCGCAGAGTTGCTGCGCCAAGAGCCGCGCCTCTTCATACTTGTACTCAAGGCACAAGTCGTGAATCTTTTTTGCCATGCGCTCAATCTGCATGAGCGGCATGGCGTAGTCATTGATGTCAGCCTTTTGCAAGTCCATAACGTTGATGCGCTCCTACGTCTGAGTTGAGCGGGATACCCGGGAGGTATCGCGGCCCCATGACCATCTGGGCCAAGACCCAAGTCTTAGCCTCTTCCTGCTCGCTTTCCGGAGCGAGCGCCCACTGCTCATCATGCACCGTGCCGACGACGGGGTAGCGCTTGCTCACTCGGAGCATGCCGTCCGTCATCACGACCCGGGCCGTCCCTTGCGTGACGTTGTTGCAGACCTTGCCCGCGTAGAGCTTGGTTCGCTTCTTGCCGTCCTTGCCATCGGCGTACGTCCACTGGACGCGGCCTTTGGCGTCTTGCTCGGGCTGGAGATCAGGATACACCACCGACATCCCGCTTGGCAAGATGATCTCTTCCTTGCGGAAGGTCAGGCACTTGTGCGTGTACTCCTTGCCCTTGTACAGACTGTGCTCGATCAGTTGGCCAAGCAGTTCCCAGAAGCCCACGACCGGGTGCGCCGTGGCGCGGTAGCGGTCGATGATGGCCTTGGCCGCAAGGCAGTGGAAGAGAAGCTCCGCCTCGCTGCACGTGTGCGGGATCTCTGCCATCTTCTTGAGGTTCTCGTCCCAGGACAGGAACTTCTCAGCCATCTCCCGGGTGACGCCAAGCGACTTGGCTTCGTCCTTGGTATAGAGTTTGGGCGGAGCGCCGAGGAAGCCAGTCAATAACTGCGCAGCAAACGAGGCCCAACCGAGCCCATATCCTGCACCCAATAGCGCAGACTTGGCCGACTGTCTCTGGACCGGGTGAGACTCCTTCGTCATACCGGGTATCTGAAACATCTGTGAACCAAACGTAGCGTATGGATCACCGCCCATGCGGAAGATGTCCAGCAGCGCGTCGTAGTCAGCCAGCCATGCCAGCACACGCGGCTCAATCTGTGAGAGGTCTCCGGCTATGACTACGTACCCCTCGGGGGCCATGATCGCCTTGCGCAGGAAGCTTCCGCGCTTGAGGTTCTGCATGTTGATGGCGCTGCCCTTGCTGGCCGTCCAACGCCCCGTAGCTGCGCCGTAGTACGACAGGGGCACCGGCAGTGCGCCGCGTTCAGCAATATCTAGGAACCGCTGCGCTCTCGTACGCTCTGAAGTTGACTTAACGCGAAGACGGGCTTCACAGATAAGCGCGATGTCTTCGTTGTCCGAATTAAGAAGAGCTTGGAACAGCGCGTCGTTCTTCGCAAAAGCGTAAGTAGCTTGTCCAGTAGTCTTGCTTGTCTTCGTCGGCGGATCGACACCCAGGGTTTTAAGAACTTCCGCGAACTTCTCATTCGACGCGAGCGCAGCTTCTTCCACGCCGATCCTCTGTAGCAGTCCTTCACGCGCTGTCCTTTCTTCATCAATAGCCTCGCGCAGCATCTCCTTGTCCAGCATCAGCAAGGGGCGCGTGTACATACGCAGCGTCATGTCAATGAGCCGAAGCTCCTTGACCGGGTAGCCGCGCTCCATCATGCGCAGGAAGATCTGCTCGCACAGCCACGTGTCGTGCTTGCAGTACTCAGCCAGTTCCAACTCGACATCAAACGGAAGCACATCGAGGATGTTCTCCGATGAGGCCAGCCCCTGCCCCTTGGGTGGTAGCCCGTAGCGCTCGGCCAGCGTCTTGAGGCTGTTGCCTGCCTCGACGCCGTGCAGGGCGCGCCCCATGCTGAGCGTGTCCATGAGGAAGGCGGGGTGAATGCCGTAGTGCCACGCGAGGATGCTGCCGTCGAACTGGGTGTTCTGGCACAGGACAGCGGTGGTCTTCCAGTCGATGTGCGAAGACCATCCAGGAATATCCGTACCGCGCACCCACACGGGAGTGTGGTCTACGCCAACTTCTTTCCAGCACAGCCCCCACGCCTTGAAGCGCGGGTCGCGCAGGTACTCCTCGTTGGTCTGGGCGGAGAAGCCAAGGCCGACCTTGCGGCCCCAAGAAGTTTCGGCGTCCACAGCCAGTATGCGCTTGAACGGCGCGCCGGGAATGGTGTAGGCGCTCAATTGAGACGCCTCCTGTGAGCAGCGGCTTCCGCGTCCTCGGCGTCCTTCAAATCCTCCGGCTCCAGCGCCGAACACGCGGCCACCAGTATGGAGAACGCCTGCTCCTTGGATACGCGCAGGGGGTGTATCAGCAGTCCTTCACCGTCAGTCACCAACAGGATAGCCGACAGCGTGCTGTCTTGCTCACAGACATGCGCTGCCGCAGTTGCCAGCGCCACTCGGGCCCTTGCGTTCTTTTCTTCATCAGTTAGCTTCATGCTTATTCCTCACTAGCCACGTTTCGAGAAGTTCCAAGGTGTCTTCTCGTACCACCATCGTCGTACCACCGGCACGATTGATCTTTGCCATCTCAGCTTCTTGTAGAAGCGTGGGCTTGTTGTACCCTGCCTTGCACTCGATACCGAGAAAGCGACCTCGGTAGCATACGATTATATCCGGCACTCCAGAGCGACCATAGCCGCCCGTCATGGGGAAGAAATAGTACGCACCGTACTTGGTAAGCAAGTCAGTGCAGGCTTTCTTGACTTTGTTTTCTGGCGTTCGTGCCATGAATACTCCTGTGTTTAGTAAAGAGGGAAACGTAGATTCCCAGCCCTCTTAGGCTTCTGGGTTCAAGGATCACCAACCCGCTGCAAAGCGCTGACGGACGGGAAGGTGCTAGGCACGGAGTCACATCTACGAGGCTAAAACCGCGCTAGTTAGCTATGCAACCGTCAGCGTGTTTGTTCTTGGAAGAGTCTAGCGTTGGGGCCGCACGGGCCCTCTTCGTCTCGGGCGTCGATGCAGTACCCTGCCCCACCCGCGCCGCCTTGGCGCAGCATCTTGCACCGCATCACACCTTCGCCCTCGTACCCTTCACGCAAGGTGCAGTGCTGGCATCGCTCACACTGCTCGCGCTGCTGCCACCATAACTCGGTGGCCGGATGGACTCGGAGGAACTCAGAACGAAGGGTTGCCATACTCTTCGTCCTCGTCGGGAAGCTGGATGCCGTGTCGGGCTAGCTTATTCCTGGCCCACGCCTCCATCTCCAGCCGCTTCTGCTCGCGCCAGATAGGGTCGCTTGGGTATGTGGGCTCGGGGCGCTGTTGGCCTCGGGCGCGGATGGCGGCGGAAGTTTCGATTCCGTTCGTTGCCACCAGCATTCCAACCCGAGCACACGCCTCGCGTTCGGCAGCAAGCATTCGACCAAGGTCGTCAGAATTGACCCTGAACACACCTTCAACTTCAGTCTCTGGAAGTCCTTGCTCCCGCGCCATGCGGATGATGTCGTCGCG